CCGCGGCAAAACCCCCGTCATGGAAGGCGGGATGAAGATCCACGAACTCGGCATGACCGGCACCGACGCCCAGCTGCTCGAATCGCGCAACGCCAGCGTCATCGACATTGCACGAATTTTCCGCATCCAGCCGCACATGATCGGCGCGCTCGAACGCGCCACCAACAACAACGTCGAACAACAGGCGATGGATTTTGTGGTTCACACCATGATGCCCTGGTTTGTGCGCATCGAGCAGGCGCTCGCGATGGATCTGCTCACCCCGCAAGAGCAGGAGGAGTACTACTTCTCCTTCCTCGTCGATGGCCTGTTGCGCGGCGATTCCAAAACCCGCGCCGACTTCTACAGCAAACTGTTTTCGATGGGCAGTCTCAGCCAGGACGAAATCCGCGAACGCGAAAACCTCGACCCGCTGCCCGACAACGCCGGCAACAAATACTTTGTGCCGCTGAACCTGGTCAGCATCAACGGCAAGCGCCCAGAAGAACCCGCCGACCCGGCCGACGAAACCAAGTAAACGAAAGGACAACATGGACAAGACCACAGAAAAGCGCAGCTTCGTCCTCGACGGCATCAAGATCGAGCGCCGCGCCGAAGGCGGCAAAGAAGCCATCACCCTGCGCGGCCACGCCGCCGTGTTCAACAGCCTGTCCGAAGATCTGGGCGGCTTCCGTGAACAGATCGTGCCCGGCGCCTTCAAAGAAGCCATCGAAACCGACGACATCCGCGCCCTGTTCAATCACGACGCCAACTTCGTCCTCGGTCGCAACCGCGCCAACACGCTCACCCTGGCAGAAGACGCGCGCGGCCTGGCCATTGCCATCACCCCGCCCGACACGCAAGTCGCCCGCGACCTCATCACCAGCATGGAGCGTGGCGACATCACCCAGATGTCGTTTGCATTCCGCATCAAGCCAAACGGTGAGGATTGGGCCAAGAACGACGACGGCATCTGGATCCGCACCGTCAAGCGCGTGCGCCTCTACGATGTCTCGCCGGTGACGTACCCGGCCTACACCGCCACCGACATCGCCGTCCGCTCGCTCGAGCAACACCGCCAGGCCCATCCGGAGATCGACCCCGAAGCCTACCTGCACCAGGCAGCCGCGCGCCGCCGCGCCCTGCAGCTCATCAGCTAACGCAACAACGCAACGCACCAGGCCGCACGGGGCAACCCGCGCGGCCTTTCTTTTTGGCAATCCGCGCGACGACGGGCCGCACGGTTGCCTTAACGGTAACTGTGCCCCGTCACCAACCAGGAGAAACACATGAGCAAGAAACTGATCGAACTCCGCGAAAAGCGCGTCAAGCTGATCACGGACGCCCGCGCCCTGAACGAAAAAGCCAGCGCCGAAAAACGCGGCCTCACCGCCGAAGAAGACGCGAACTGGAACAAGATGATGAACGAATCGGACGAACTGCGTAAGCAGATCGAAGCCGAAGAACGCCTCATCGAAGCCGAGCGCGAAATCGCCGCCACCGAACAACGCGGCGACCAAACCACCCGCGGCGACGACAAAACCAAAGGCCCGGTGCACAAGCGCGCCACCCCGGAATACCAGGAAGCCTTCGGCGCATTCCTGCGCGGCGTGGCCAAGCCCGACCAGATGCGTGCCCTGCAGGCCGACGTCGACACCTCCGGCGGCTTCATCGTCGCCCCGCAGCAATTCGTCCAGACGCTCATCAAAGGCATCGACGACGAAGTCTTCCTGCGCGGTCTCGCCACAAAGTTCCAGGTCACCAGCTCCGACAGCATGGGCGCCCCGTCGCTCGATGCCGACCCGGCTGATGCGGACTGGACCGGCGAAATTCTCACCGGCAACGAAGACAGCACGATGGCATTCGGCAAGCGCGAGCTGCGGCCGTATCCCCTGGCCAAGCGCATCAAGATCAGCAACAAGCTCATGCGCGTGAACGCCATGTCCGCCGAATCGCTGGTGCAGGCCCGCCTCGCCTACAAGTTCGCCATCAGCCAGGAGAAAGCCTTCCTGACCGGCAACGGCAGCGGCCAGCCGCTCGGTGTATTCACCGCCTCCGCCACTGGCGTCTCCACCGCCCGCGACGTATCCACCGACAACACCACCACCGCCTTCACGATGGATGGCCTGATGAACGCCAAGTACTCGCTCAAAGGCGGCTACCTGAAAAAGGCGAAATGGCTGTTCCACCGCGATGCCGTCAAGATGGCCGCCAAGCTCAAAGACACCACCAACCAGTACCTCTGGCAGCCGTCGAAGAAAGAAGGCGAGCCGGACATGCTGCTCGGCCACGCCGTGCTCCAGTCGGAATACGTGCCCAACACCTTCACCACCGGCCTGTACGTCGGCATGATCGCCGACTTCAGCTACTACTGGATCGCCGACGCGCTCGACATGCAGCTCCAGCGCCTCACCGAGCTCTATGCCGAAACCAACCAGACCGGCTACATCGGCCGCCTGGAGACCGACGGCATGCCGGTACTCGCCGAAGCCTTCGCCCGCGTCAAGCTCGGCTAACCGGCGCGGCGCGCGGCGCGGCAACGCCCCGCGCGCCAACCAATCCCCACACTGAACCCAGGAGCAAACCATGAACCTGAACAGCAACATCAAAATCACCCGCGTCGCCAACGCAGCCGCTGCCGGCACCTCCGCCGTCAACGGCAGCGCCATCGACATGCTCGGCTTCGACGGCGTCATGTTCGTCGCCGCCGTCGGCGCACTCACCGCCACCCAGGTCACCAGCCTGAAGGCACAGGAAGGCGATACCTCCAGCCCCACCGCCGACCTCGCCGGCTCGCTGGTCGGTCCGCTGGCCGACGGCGACAGCAACAAATGCCTCGTCCTCGACATCTACCGGCCGCTCAAGCGCTACATCCGCCCCGTGCTGAATCGCGCCACCGCCAACGCCGTCGTCGACGGCATCTGGGCGATCCAGTACTGCGGCCACAAAGCGCCCACCAGCCACGACACCAGCGTCGCGGCCAGCAAAGTCAAGGCATCGCCGATCGCCGGCACCGCCTGATCCTGAGCCCGCACCGCGCCCGGAGAAATCCGGGCGCGCCTCGCTCGCCCCCGCACCAGGAGCGCCACATGATCCGCATGAAAACGCAATACGCCGGCCCGGCCGGCTGCTTCTCCCCCGGCCAGATCGTCGCCGACTTCAGCAAAGCCGAAGAAAAACAACTCATCGACGGCGGCTACGCCGAACCGATCGCCGCCGATGCGCCGCCCACCAAGGGCAAGCGCAAACCCGAAACCGCCGCCAACCCCGGCGCACAGCAAAACGAAACCGCTGCCGAAACCGGCGGCGAATCGTAACCGCGTTTCACGCAGTAACTCCAGAGTGGTTTTAAGGGGCGCTTCGGCGCCCCTTTTTTACGCCGCCTCGCGAGCCTGCAAAGCCTGAATCCAGCCCTGCGCGCAGGTCTGGCTTGAGTCTTTACCCCATCGAAAGAAGGACAGAAATGGCCACACAACTCTCCGTCGCCGTCCGCAATGCGCGCCTCGACGCCATCGAAACCGCCATCGGCGTCAGCGCCATCATGAAAATCCGCACCGGCGCGCAGCCCGCCAGCTGCGCCACCGCCGATGCCGGCACCGTGCTCGCCACCTTGAACCTGCCCAGCGACTGGCTCGCCGCCGCCGCCTCCGGCGCCAAGGCCAAGTCCGGCACCTGGGAAGACGCCAGCGCGGACGCTGGTGGCACCGCCGCGCACTTCCGCATCTACGCCAGCGACGGCGTCACCTGCCACCTGCAAGGCAGCGTCACCGCCACGGGTGGCGGCGGCGATCTCACCGTCGACAACGTCAGCTTCGCCTCCGCGCAGCAATTCACCGTCACCGCGTTCAGTTTGACTGATGGAAACGCATGATCATGACGCCCCAACAACTCCAAGCCATCAAAGCCGACATCCTCGCCAACCCCGACCTGTCGGCGTTTCCGGCCGGTCCCGATGGCGCGTTCGCCATCGCCGCCGCCTATAACCAGCCAGCCGCGCCCGCGTTCTACGTCTGGCGCAGCAGCATGTCCACCGCCGAAGTCTATGACGCCATCGTATGGGCCAACCTCACGCCCAACGACACGCCCGACGGCACCCAGCTCTGGCTCAATCGCGCGCTCGCCTGTCAGGGCAAGCAATTCAACGTACAGACGCTGCTCACCGGCCGCGAAACCATCAACACCGCCAAGGCCAACGTGCGCAACGGCTTGCAAGACGCCCTGACCGCGATTCCATCCGGCCCCAACGGCAACGCCCGCGCCGCCGGCTGGGTCACGCTCCAGCTCGCCATGTCGCGCCCCGCCACCCGACTGGAAAAACTGCTCGCCACGGGTGGCGCTGGCACACAACCGAACCCGGCCGGCCTGGTGTTTGAAGGCGCCATCGACTACAGCGTGATCGAACAAGCGCGCGCGAGCTGACCATGACCACGCAAAAGATCGCCTATGCCGCCAGCGTCGCCGTCTTCGGCTCGACCGATCTGGATTCGCTCGCCAGCAGCAGCACCTGGCTGGCCGGCTGGGAAAGCGCGGTGATCGACAACACCACTAACCTCTACGTCGACGCCCTGCTGGCTGGCCGATTCAAAGCCAACAACACCGCGCCGACCGCCGGACAGATTCAGGTGTGGGTCGGCGCCATTCTCAACGACACGCCAACCTACCCGGACGTGCTCGATGGCACCGGCAGCGCCGAAACCATCACCAGCGCCGACATCCGCAACAGCATCATGAAACTCGCCGCCGTGATTGTCACCGACACCACCGCCAATCGCGTCTACGAATTCGCGCCGGTTTCGGTCGCGCAATTGTTCGGCGGCGTCATGCCCAATAAATGGTTTGTGTTCGTCACTCACTCGATGGTTCAAGCACTCAACACCACCGCCAGCTCCGGCGGCCAGTGCTGGTACACCGGAATCACCTACACGTCGGCGTAGCACATGGCAGACCTGATTCTGCCTGCGCGCTTCAATAGCCAGCCGCAGTACCGGGCGGTTGTTGATGCCGGAAATCCGATCACGCGCGGGCTCGTCTACGCCTACAATCCCGCCGCCGGCCTGATCGATCTGGCCGGTAACCAGGCCAACAACGGATTTACCGGCACATATTCGTTGTCGGGGATGCCGCCGAACGAGCGCGGCATCTACTTCGACGGCGCGTCGTATTTCAAGGTCACGCGAAACGCCGGATACGTCGCGACATCCTCGTCGCCGCATACCATGCTTGCCCTATGCCGCCCGACCGGCGCCGGCAAATACATGGTGCCCGTCGCGCTTGGTGAGGTGACGGATAGCAATTACACGTCAGCGATTCAGATAGACACCGCCTCCGGCTGGCTGGCGCACAAAATTGATTCGCCTGCCGCCGTATCGAGTCTGACGACGCCGGCAGATACAAATCTGTGCTTGGCGGTGGCGGTGCGGGGAGCGGCAGATCGCACCTTCGCCAAAAACGGCCAGCTGCAAGTCAACACCACCAGCATCGGCGGTGGCGCCACCGCTGGTGGCATGGTGATAGGTAACCATTTCCGCAATTCGTCGCCGGAAGCGGTGCAGTATTTCGTCGGCTGGATTGGTCTGGTGCTCGTATGGAATCGGGCGCTGACCGATGCCGAGCTACACTCGATCACGGTAAATCCGTGGCAGATATTCAAAGCACCGACGCAGCGGTTGTGGCCGCGAGATAGCGCTGCCACCGGCATCACCGGCACCAGCACCACCACGCTCGACGCCGTCACCACCAGCGCCGCCGCCACACTGCAGCTCAAGGCGGCTGCGGGAATCACGCTCGACAGCATCACCCCGGCCGCCGCCTCCAAGCTCTACCTGGCCGCGAACAGCAGCGCGCAGCTCGCCGATCTCGCCACCAGCGCTACCGGTGCGGTGCAGATCAAGGGCGCCAGCAGCATCACGCTCGGCGATGTCACCGCCGCCGCCGCCGCGCTACAGATCAAGGCAGCCGCCAGCATCACCCTGGCCAGCGTCACCGCAGGCGGCGCAGGCGTCTTGCCGCTGGCCGGTACCGGCGGCGGCCAGCTCGACAGCATCGGCACCGCCGCCACCGGCGCCCTGCAAATCAAGGCCAACGCCAGCATCACGCTCGACGGCATCACCGCCACCGCCACCGGCTCCGCCATCGACAGCAACACCGGCACCAGCAGCATCACGCTCGACAGCATCACCCCGGCCGCCGCCTCCAAGCTCTACCTGGCATCGACCAGCAGCGTGCAGCTCGACGGCATCAGCACCAGCAGCGCCGCCACCCTGCGGCTGGTCGCCAGTGGCGGCATCACGCTGGGCAATGTCAGCACCAGCGCGGCCGGTGCCGAGGCCGTGATTCCCGCCGTCATCTTCGGCCCGCGCCCCGGCGGTGCGCAAACGCAAACCACCCTGCGCAGCGGCAACGCCACGCGCACGCGCGCCTCCGCCTCCGGCGGTCGCCGCAGATAGGAAACCATGCCATCAAAACTGATCACCGCCGTCGCCACGCAAGTGCTGGCAGCGGCCGATGTCAAGGCGCGCCTCAAGATCACCGACACCAGCGAAGATGCCGTCATTGATGCACTCATTGCCGAAGTGCGCGCGGCCTGCCAGAACAAAACGAAATTCGCCATCGGCGCGCAAACCTGGACGATGGCGCTCGATGAATTCCCCGAGCAGATCCAGCTCGAGCACGCGCCGCTGATCGCCGTCACCGGCATCACCTACTACGACAGCAACGGCGCGCTGCAGACGCTGGCCACCGATCAGTATGTCGTCGACGATTTCCGCGCCCCGGCCTGGATCGTGCCCGCCGTCGACGTGAGCTGGCCGGACACCTACAACACCGTCAACGCCGTCCGCGTCACCTACCAGTGCGGCTACGTCGCCGCCAATCTGCCGGACGCGCTCAAGCTCTGGATGCTGGCCAACATCGGCCACTTCCACGCCAACCGCGAAATCTTCACCGCCGACGGCGGCGGCGACCGCACCATCGTCGACGGGCTGCTCGACAGCGAGCGGCGCTGGGAAATCTGATGAAAGCCTTCCAGGCCGGCAAGCTGCGCACGATGGTCATCATCGAGCGCGCCACCGAAACGCGCACTGCGGGCGGCGCGCTCACCGTTACCTGGGCCACGCACGCCACCGTCTGGGCCGGCATCTACCCGCGCACCGGGCGCGAGCGCAGCATGGCTGCCGCCCCCGTGGCCGAAGGCGACACCAGCATCTTCATCCGCTACCGCGCCGACATCACCGCGAAAGATCGCATCAATGCCGGCGGCGTGATTTACAACATCGGCGCCGTGATCGACACCGAAAACCGCCATGTGCAGACCGAGCTCGTCTGCACCGTCGGGGCAAACAATGGCTGATGCCGTCACCGTCAAGCTGACCGGCTTCAAGGAGCTGGCCGACAAGCTGCGCGCAATGGGGCGGGAGATTGGCGAAAAAGCGCTCAAGGGCGCCGTCGCCGGTGCCGCCGGGCTGGTGCGTGACGAAGCGCGCCGCCTGGTACCGCAGAAAACCGGCACGCTGCGCCGCTCGATCTACATGGTGTTCGATAAAGAACGAAGCACGGCCAGCAAGAAAGTTTACGTCGTCGGCTGGCGCAAGGGGAAACGCTTCCGCAGCGTCGGCAAAAACAAAGCCAACCTCGACGGCTACTACGGTCTGTTCGTTGAATTCGGCACCGCAAAGATGGCCGCGCGCCCCTTTGTCCGCCCCGCCTTCGAGAAAAAGAAAGACGCCGCCATCGACATCATCGGCAAGCGCATCGCCGCCCGCATCAAGCGATTCGAAAAGAAAGGCCGATAAATGGCACACCCCGCCGACATGGTCGCCCTGCTGGACGCCCTGGTGAGCTCGCGCGTCTATCGCAACATCGGCAAGCAGGGCGCGGCCGTGCCCTACATCGTGTTCGGCCGGATCGCCGGCAACCCGGTCAACAACCTCGCCGGCACCGACGGCCAGCGCAACACCCGCTACCAGATCGACGCCTGGGCAGCCGACGCCGATACCGCCGAGACGCTGATGGCCAGCATCAAGGCCGCATTCGAAGCTGCCAACGCTGCCGCCACCGGCACCGCCACCCAGTACATCGAGATAGCCGACAACCCCGATTTCTACGACGACGACGCGAAGCTGCACCGCGTCTCGTGTGATTTTTCCGTGTGGCACACCTGAGTTTTTTTCAACCCGTAACCAAAGGAGATTTTCATGTCGTCAGCAAATAGCTATGCCGCCCAGGGCGCCACGCTGAAGCTCGGCCCGGCCACCGCCGCCGCCAAGACCATCACCGCCGCCACCAAAGCCAACCCCGTCAAACTCACCTGCACCGCCCACGGCCTGGCCGAAGGCACGCCCGTCGTGCTCAGCGCCTTTGTCGGCATGACCGAACTCAACGGCAAGGCCGGCATCGTCCGCGTCGTCGATGCCAACAGCTTCGAAGTGCCCGGCATCGATTCCACCGCCTTCGGCACCTACAGCTCCGGCGGCTCGGCCACCCCCACGCAGGTGACAGTCGGCAACTTCATCAGCTGGTCCGGCCTCAACGGTCAGGCATCCGTGATCGACTGCACCGATCTCGATTCCACCGCCAAGGAATCGAAGCCCGGCCTGATGGACAACGGCACCTTCGACATCCAGACGCAGGTGAACGACACCGACAACGGCCAGCAAGTACTGCGCTCCTCCCTGGCCGGCGCCGGCCCCACCACCACCTTCCTGCTCACGTTCAAGAACGGCAAGACGCGCACCTTCACCGCGTACTGCACCAGCGCACCCGAGCAGGGCGGCGTCGACACCATCATCACCGGCAGCTTCAGCTGCAAGATCAGCGGCAGCGTCACGCGCGGCTGATCGTAATCCGCAACCGCACCACCGCCGGCCCGCGCCTCGACGCGCGGGCCGGCGTATCTCCCAATGCAATGCCCACCAGGAGCCACACCATGAGCATGAAAGCCCGCATCCTCGCCGCCGTCGACCTGAAACGCCTCACCCTGAACATGCCCGAGTGGGGCTTCGATGTCACCCTGCAGCAGCTCAGCGCCGCGCAGGCCGACGATCTCGGCGCCATCCAGATGGATCAAACCATCCCCAACAGCATGGCCCGCCTGCAGAAATTCGGCGAATACCTGCTCTGCAATTCCATCATCGACGCCGACACCGGCGCGCAGATATTCACGGTCGAGGATCTGCCCGCCCTGAAGAAGAAAAGCCCGGCGGCCACCGCCCGCATCATTGCCGAAGCCATGACGCTGAACGGCTACGGCATCCGGGTGGAGGAAGCCGCAATAAAAAACTCCGACGCCGGCACGACCGGCGACTCGCCTTCCGCCTCTGCCTAGCCTTCGGCATTCTCCACCCGGACCACCTGCTGCCGCAGCTCACCGCGGCGCAGATGCAGGACTGGGCGCACTTCAACGAAATCGAACCCATCGGCCCGCGCGGCGATGATCTGCGCCTGTCCGTGATCGCGCAACTGCTCGGCAACCAGCACCGCCAGAAAAACGACCCCATCCTCGATGGTGACGATTTCTTCCCCTGGATGGCGCTGGCGCCGGCAAACGAAATGGGCCTGATCGAGCTCACGCCCGACGAACAAGTCGCCATGTTCGACCGCACCTTCACCCGCTAGGGCCGCGCGAGCAATCGCCCGGCCCGTTTTATTCGGAGCCCGCATGGGTAGCCTCGGATCACTGAACGTCGACCTGTCCGCCGAAATTGCCCAGTTCGTCGGCGCGATGGATCGGGCTGCCTACGCCAGCGAAAAGACCGGCAAGAAGATCGAGCAATCGATCGGCAATGCCGAGCGGCAGATGAAATCGTTCGCCGTCGGCACCATTGCCGCGTTCGCATCGTTCCAGACCGTCGATTATTTCGGCAAGCTGATCAGCGGCTCGATAGACGCGATGGCCGCACTCGATGACATGGCCGAGCGCACCGGCAACAGCGTCGAGCAACTATCCGGCCTGGTGCAGGTGGCCAAGGTCGGCGGGCACGACATCGGCGTGATGGAGCAAGCCATCACCAAGCTCGCCAAGGGCATGCTGGCGGCGGACGAAGAAACGAAAGGCGTCGGCGCCGCGCTGAAATTCCTCAACGTGCAGGCCAAGGATGCCAGCGGCAACCTGCGCCCCACCGGCGATCTGATGCTCGAGATCGCCGGCAAGCTGGACAAATACGCCGACGGCACCGGCAAAGCTGCCATCGCGCAGACGCTGTTCGGCAAGTCGGGCGCTGCCGTGCTGCCGTTTATGAAAGACCTGGCCGAGCAGGGCGCCATCGTCGGCAAGGTCACGGCCGAACAAGCCGCGCAAGCCGAAACCTATCAGAAAACGCTCGCCAAGCTCGCCGTCGCGAAAGAAGATCTGGTGCGTGTCATCACCACCAGCGTGCTGCCGGTGATGCAGGCGGTGGCGAATGTGATGCTGGAATCGAAAACCGCCACCGACGGATCGCTGGAATCGACCAAGAAGCTGGCCGCCGACGGCAGCATCACCAGCTGGGCCGAAAAAGCCGCCTACAGCGCCGCCTTTGTCATCGACGCATTCGGCGGCGTCGTCACCATCACCAAGGCGGTCGGCGTTGTCATTGCCGCGCAGCTCGCCACGGCCGGCGCCTACTTCACCGGCATCGCCGACATGGCGGCCAAGGCCAAGAACTTCGATATTGGCGGCGCGTTCCAGGCCGGCGAAGATGCACGCAAACGCATCGGCGCCATCCAGGCCGATGCCCGGAAAGACATCGAAGCCATTTACCTCGGCCACCGCAGCGTGCGCTTCGAGCTGGAAACCCAGCTCGGCGTGGTCAAGGAGCTGGCCGCGAAAACCGGCGCGGCGGCGGGTGGTGGCAGCACCGGCAAGCCCGCGCTCAATTTCGGCCTGCCCGACGAAGCGGCAGTGAAGAAAGCGCGCGGTGAAGCCGACCAGCTCCAGGCGCTGCTGGACAAGATTTTCAACAAACAGGTCGGCCTCGAAAGCGGCTACACCAAGGATCTGCGGCTGCTGCAGGAGCAGTTCGAAAAAGGCAACATCCCGACCACTGAAGAATACGTGGCCGCCGTCGAAGCGCTGATCCAGCAGCAGCCGTTCTACATCAAAGGGCGCGAAGAAGCCGCCAAGGCCGACATTGAAGCCGGCAAGGCGATGACGGAGCTGAAGAAGCGCTTCGACGATGCCGTCACCGACACGCGCAAGATGGTCGAGGGCATGGAGTTCGAGCTGGAGGCGATGAAGCTCACGAACACCGAGCGCGAGATCGCCATTCGCCTGCGCGACATGGAGCAGAAGGGCGTCGTCAAGGGCAGCGCCGCCTATGAAGAATATGCGCTGCGCATCCGCGCCGCCGTCGAAGCCAAGGACGGGCTGCAAGGCCAGATCGACCTGTTCAAATCGATTGAAGACGTCGCGCACCAGACCTGGCAAAGCGTGGCCAATGGCGGCAAGGGCGCGGCTGATCGGATCCGCGACGCCTTCAAGAACGGCATCATGGAGCTGCTCTACCAGCTCACCGTCAAGCCGTTCTACATCAACGTGGTGGCCAGCCTCACCGGCCAGGGCGGCACCGGCAGCGCGGTGGCCAGTGCGCTCGGCGGCGGCAGCGGCGGGCTGGGCAGCATCGGCAACGTGCTCGGCACCGTCGGCTCGCTGTTCGCCGGCTCCAGCGCCGCCTATGCCGCCGCCGTGCCCGGCCTGGCCAGCTTCGGCGCCGGATCACAGGCGGCGATGCTGGCTGCGCAGACGGGTGCATTCGGCACCGCCGGCCTCACGAGCACCGCCGCTGCAGCCGGCGGCACCGCTGCCGGCGGCAGCGTGCTGGGCTCGCTCTCCGCACTGGGCCCATACGCCGCCGTCGCGCTCGCCGTGTACGCGCTCTACAAAGCCTTCGCCAAGCCGGGCGGCGGGCCGAAAGAAGGCGGCAGCTTCGTCGGCACCTACGATCCCACCGGCGCGCTGCAATCCTCGCAGCTCGGCACCCTGTTCGGCGTCAGCACGCAAGACAGCAGCCTCGCCACCATCGGCAACCAGACCAGCAAATCCTATTACGACCTGCTGAAGCAGCTCGGCGGCACCGCCGCGCCGATGGTGTCGTTCGGTCTCGGCTACGATTCCGACCCGCGCGGCACCGCGCAGAACCGCATCAAATCGAACGTCAGCATCGGCGGCAAATCGATTTACAACGTGATGGACCGCGAGTTTGGCCGCGATAACGCCCAGATCGGTCCGCAGCTCCAGCTCGAAGCCTCGCGCATGCTGCTGGTGGCGTTGCAGAATTCCTCCCTGCCGCCGGCGCTGACCAAAGTATTCAACAGCGTCACCGCCGCCAGCGCCACGCAGGAGCAGATCGACGCGGTGATGAAATCGGCCCAGGCACTGAAGGGCATGTTCGATTCGTTCGAACAGAACCCGATCGAGGATGCCGCGCGCCAGATCGAAGATGGGCAGAACAGCATGGCCAGCGCCGTGCGGCGCAATTCCGAAGCCTTGCAAAAGCTGATCGATCAATACGACGGCAGCGCCGCCGCCGCCGAATCGCTGGCCGGCGCGACCAGCCAGTATTACCTGGCACAGGTCAGCCTGCTGGCGCAGTTCGAAGAAATCCGCCGCGCCGTCACCGGCATGTTCGACCAGACGCTGCGCACCATCGAGCTGGCCGGCCTGGATAAGCAGCAGCAATACGATTTCTACCAGAAGGAAGCCGACGCCTTCCTGGCCAGCCTGCTCGGCAGCAGCGACGTGAACGAAATCCAGCGCCTGGCCGAGAAAATCAACAGCGACATCAACGCCGCCTTCGGCCTGCTGTCGCCGGACGAACAGCGGCGCGAGTCGGGCAGCTTCCTCGAGCGCGGGCGCGAAACGCAGCGGCTGATCGATGAGCAGATTCAAAAGGCGGTCAAGGAATCGAGCGACCGTACCCGGGCCGACATGGATCTGGTGCGCGAGGCGTTGCTGAAAGGCACCGAACCGCTGGCCGCCGCCGCCACCAAGTTCGACGATGCCGCCACCACCTTCGCCGGTGCCGTCAGCGGCGGCATCAACATCAACGTCAACGTGCCGCTGGAAACCGGATCATGAGCCGCACCGTATCGGCCGCCACCACGGCCAAGCTCGACGCCACCGCGTATGCACCCGGCTTCCTGGTGCAGCTCGATCTTTCCAGCACGCTGCGCTTCAGCACGCGCGGCCAGGTCACGCACAACGGCAACATCTACATCCCCGCCGTGCTCGACGTGCGCGAGCTGCAGGACGATTCCAGCGGCGGCAGCCTGGTATTCAACGATCCCACGCTCGCCATCCAGATGCTGGTGCGCACCGAATCGCTGATCGGCAAGCGGGTGCAGGTGGCGCGCTACTACGAAGGCGCCACCGCCAGCACCGATCCGATCTGGTTCTTTGATGGCTACATCGCCAGCGCCCGCGAAGAAGCGCCGCCGATGATGCAGATCGGCATCAGCCGCGCCGCCGCGCTGCTCAGCCTGTCCCCGGCCCGCCGGGTGGGGCGCGCCACCGGCTTCAACGTCATGACCCCGGAAGGCTCGATCATCCGCTTCCGTGGCTCCGAATTCCGCCTGGAGCGCGCCCGTGCCTAGCTATCCCGCCTACAAGCAGCTGCTCGGCAGCCGCGACGAACCGACCCAGCCGACGCAAACGTTCATCGCCGGCGACGGCGGCGCGCGCGTCTATGTGCCGGTAAAGAAGCTGAAATTCCAGCTCCGCCACCTGCTCACCAGCGCCGAGCTGGCCACCCTGCTCGCCTTCTACGAAACGAACAAGACCGCCGCCGTCGACCTGACCTGGAAGAAAGACGCCACCGTGTACTCGGTCTATTTCACCGAGCGACCGCAGGGCGACGTGAACACCAGCAATCCGCGCCTGCGCGATGTCACCGTAAATCTGGCGCAGGTGTAGCGTGGATTTCCGCGTCATCCCCACCGTCACGCTGCAGCAGACGCCCATCGCCCTGCCCAGCTACGGCACGCTGGCCAGCACCGCGCCGGTGCCATCGCAGCAGCAGCTCAGTGTGGCCGCCGCCAACGCGCCGATCCGCTACACCTACGGCACCGACCGCCTCGGCCTGCAGATCGTCAATGCGCTGCTCGATGCCAGCGGCAACCTGCTGCTCGATTGCCTGGTCGGCGAAGGCACGATCGGCGGCGTCACCTCGGTCGAAGTCAACGACGACACCGTGGCCGGCGTCACCGTCACCGCCTACGACGGCACCCAGACCACCGCGAACAGCGAGCTGGTCGCCGCATGGCTGCTGCAAGGCGTGGTGTACACCGACGTGCGGCCCGGCATCGCGTATTGCGTGATCAAGATCGCCGCCAGCACCGACGTGTCGATTGATGAGCGCAGCATCGTGACGGTGGTGCAGGGGTTGAAGGTTTATGACCCGAGGCAGAATCTGATGCGCTACAGCGAGGCATTCGACAACGCCGTCTATTACGATGTGGCTACCGTGACACCGGGTGCCGCAACGCCGCCATTTGCCTGCCAGCGCGCCGACATGCTGACCGACAGTAGCGCCGTGGCGTTTCAGAGTCGGGGGCAGCTTTTTGCTATCCCTGACGACTCGGCCACGTACATTGTGACGTTGCGCATCAAGAAGACGGCTGGCGGCACGTCCACGACTTTTGGATTCAATGCCAGCCTGATCGACGGCGGTACGCCGGTGCAGAAGACCGCGCGCATCAATACCGATCTCGGCACCAGCCTGAACGGGTATGTGACCAGCATCGAGTCGACGGCGGACGGCGCCTACTGGCTGGTCACGATCACGCTGACGAACAACGCGACTGGCAATGTGCGGCTCAACGTCAATCTGTACCCAGCCACGAACACCTATAACCTGGCCGCCGACGTGGCTGGCACAACCGGCAGCGCTATTATTTCCGGCCTTCAGGTGTCAATGTCGCCCGGTGCGCCGTACATCCGCACCACGTCCGCCGCGATCAATCAACAGACGGTTTACAGCAACAACCCCGCTCTTGCCCTCGCCAATTTCCTCGCCGACCCCACGCGCGGCAGCGGCGACACGGTCGACTGGAATTCGGTCGGCGTGGCGGCGGCGCGCTGCGACGAACAGCTCAGCGGCGCCGCCCGCCACACCTGCAAAATCACCTTTGACCGGCAGACGCCGAAAAAAGACATCGAGGAAACGCTGCGCGGCGCGGCCGGTTGTTTCGTGGTGCGCGAAGGCGGCACCACGTACCTGGTGCCGGATGCGCCGGTCACGCTGGCCAGCACGCTGAGCCTGGCCGCTGCCGACTGGCAACCTGAAAGCCTGCGCTATTCCCAGCGCGATGCCGGCCGCGCGCCGAACCGAATCGCGGTGCGCTACACCAACACGGCGGTGAAGCCGTGGGGCGAGGCGTACACCGAATACGTCGAATCGGCCGACGTCACCGCCGGGCTGGTCGATGCGGTGGAAATGGTGGTGAACGCGACCTGGATCACCAGCTACGCCGAGGCGATCCGCCTGCGCAATCGCTACTTCGCCGAGCATTCGCTGGGTCTGAAAGGCGTCGAGTTCGATGTGTTCGAGAAGGGCTGGAAGATTCGCCGCGGCGACGTGATCCGTATCAGCAACGGCGTCGACCTGACCGACAAGGCAATCCGCGTGCAGCGCATCGTGGCTCTGGGCTTTGCCCGCCTCAAGATCATCGGCCAGGAATACCAGGCGGCGATGTATTCGGACGACACGCCCGCCGCGCCAGTGGTGCCCGGCAGCACGCTGCCCAGCCCGCGCACGGTGCTGCCGGTGACCGCGCTGACGATGGCCGAGGAGGTTTATCTCGATCAATCGCAATCGGCGCTGGTGGCGTCGGGCGCCAAATACGTGTCGCGCTTTCGCATCACCTGGACGCGCAGCGCGGATCGGTATCTGCTCGATGCCGTGGTCAAGTTCGTCAACGGCAGCATCACCATTTTTGAAGGGCCGACGGTGGGCGCGGAGTACGTGAGCCCGCCGGTGCAGCAGGGCCAGACCTACAGCGTGCAGGTGCAGGCGCGCAACGTGCTGGGCTTTCTGTCCACAGCGGTCAGCGCCTCGGCCATCGCGCAGGGCAAGCTGCTGGTGCCGGGCAATGTGCCGCGCATCAGCCAGGCCATCGAGCTGGGCGGCGAAGTGCTGCTGGCCTGGGATGCGGCGGTCGACATCGACATCATCCGCTACGAATGGCGCTACACGCCGAACAGCACCGCCGGATCGTGGGAGTCAGCCACCTTCATCGACCGCGTCGACAGCCTGCGCGCGCGCTTCAAGGGCTTGCCGGTCGGCACCCATCGGTTCTACGTGAAGGCGATCGACAGCGTGCCGCAGTACTCGGCCACGGCGGCGTATGTGGACATCACCATCACCTCGGATGCGAACGCGTTCCTGCAGGCGCTGGAATTCATCAGCCCGACGCTGACCAGCATGATCGCGCACCGGGTGGAAGGCGAAACGTGGTCGCGCTGGATTACCGCTTTCGCCGATACCTGGAGCACGCTGTTCCCGTCGGCGATGTCCACCTACACCAACCCGATCGCCAGCTATCACACCGCCGGCACCAGCAAGTTTGTCGGCGAATCGCAGGATGTGGGCTCGCTCATCACCGGCGCCTGGTCGCTGTCGGCATCGGTCACCGCGCTGTCCGGCTCGGTTACGTACTCGATCGAAACCTCGCCCGACAATGCGGTGTGGACGCCGCAGGCGGGCATCAGCTACACGGGTGCTGCGCGCTACGTGCGGCCGGTGATCGAAACGACCGGCGCGATGGAGATTCTGCGCCCGCCGGTGATCACGCTGGCGGCCGTGACGCGCAAGGAATCCGGCGGGCCGGTGACATCGAGCGCGGGTGCGGCCAGCGTCGTCAGCCTTTCCGGCAAATACGCCAAGGCGGTGCGCATCACGGTCACGCCGCTCGGCACCGCCGCCCGCATGCCGACGGTGGATAACATCGTGCTCTCGCTGTCGGGCGCGAACAGCTTCGACGTGTACCTGTTCGATGCCGCCGGCACGCAGGTGGCGTCTTCTTTCAGGTGGGATTATGAAGGCTACTGAAGCGCACGAGCTTGAAGCGCTGCGCGCGAAGCGTAACGAGTACATGCGCAATTTCTATGCGAAAAACGCTGAATCGGTAAAGGCGCGCGCCAACGCTTATCGGCTGGCAAACAGGGAAAAGGTTCTCGCGGCCAAAAAAGTTTACCGGGAAGCCAACCCGGAGAAGGTGGCGGCGGGGAAGCGGGGTTTCTATTTACGCAACCGCGCGGCAGTTATTGCGAAGCAGCAGGCGCGCTGGCGTGTGCGTGACGTCGAAGCCGCCCGCGCCATCAAGCGGGAAAGGCGCCTGCGTAATCATGCAGCAGAGCTTGGCAAGGAGCGCGTCTATGCGCGCCGCCGCTACGCCGAGGATATTCAGTTTCGATTGGCAAATGTTTTGCGCGCGCGGATGCGTGGCGCACTGCGCAGCAACCATCGCGCCGGCTCCGCTGTGCGCGACCTGGGCTGCTCGATTGTGGAGTTTCGCGATTACCTGGCCGCCAAGTTTGCTGAAGGAATGACCTGGGCAAATTGGGGCGAATGGCATATCGATCATATCCGCCCGCTGTCCTCGTTTGACCTGACTGACCGCGCGCAGTTTTTGCGCGCCGCGCACTTCACCAACATGCAGCCGTTGTGGGCTCATGAAAACCTCGCCAAGGGCGCGAAATTGGAAGGATTCTAGATGTCTACACCCGCCTATACGCATTACGATTCCGTCAACCCGCTCGGCAGCCAGACCGGCCCGAACGCGATCGCCAGCACCTATGCCAACCTGATCGCGCTGCGCAATTCGCTGATGGCCGGCAAGGTGCAGGGCTTCGTCTTCGAGCGCACCAACGGCAGCGGCAGCGCCGACGATCCGCAGTTCTTCTATTTCAAGAACGCCAGCACCAGCATCTGGTTCCGCGCCACCAACACCTGGACCAGCGGCGCGATCACCTCGCAAACGTGGGATTGGTCGAACGATGCCGGCGCGAGCTGGGCGGCGATGCACGCGGCCGATGCGGTGACGTATGACGCCTCGAAGAACATCACCGCCGCCAGCGTCGGTTCATCGTTCGTGGTGATCGCGCTGGAAGCCCTGGCCAAGGCGCGCAAGCTGGTCACCGACCTGGCCGCGCACATCGCCGGCACCGGTACCGGCGTGCACGGCCTGGGCGGCATGAGTACGCAGGCGGCGAGCGCGGTGGCGGTCACGGGCGGCACGATCAACGGCACCACCATCGGCGGCACCACGCCAGCCGCTGCCGACGCCACGCGGATCCGCGAAGCTTTTGTCGATGCCGGCACCATTGCCAGCGGCGGCACCGCCACGCTCGATTGGTCGGCCGCGTCGCACTTCGCGCTCACCGCGCCCACCTCGACGGCCAACTTCACCATCGCCTTCAGCAATCTGCCCGCCGCCGGCAAGACGCAGGGCATCGTGATCGAAGTGATCAACGGTCTGCGCAGCGGTGCCGGCGCGATCACGTACCCGGCCAACGCGAAGTGGATCGGCGGCGTGGCAACCAAGCCGGCCGACACCAGCCTTGAATCGTCCGGCCGCAACCTGTTCGCCGTGGTCACGCGCGACGGCGGCACGCGGCTGGAATTCCAGCATCTGGGCAAGGGCGGCTGATCGTGCTGAAAATTCGCGGCACGCGGCGCCAGATCGCCCTGACCATTTCGGCCAACACCGCCGATTACAACGTCGCCAGCCAGGCCGGCAGCCCGACCACGCCGGTGGACGTGGTGCTGACGATCAATACCGGCGTCATCGTCGGCAGCACCAGCGCCACCGTGGGCGCGGTATTCATCACCGGCCTGCCCGCCACCAGCACGGTCACGATCATCAACAACGGATCGATCTACGGCAAGGGCGGCACCGGCGGCAGCGGCGACGGCATGCTGAACACCGGCTATTTCATCGAAGGCAGCAACGCGCAGGCGGGCGGTCCGGCGATCACCTCCGACATCGCGCTGGTGATCGATAACACGAACGGCCAGATCTTCGGTGGCGGCGGTGGCGGCGGTGGCGGCCAGTCGGTCGGCACGCCGGCCGGCAGCCCGCCGTACACGGCCGCGGTGGCCGGCGGTGGCGGCGGCGGTGGCCGTGGCTACAACTCGCCCGCCGGTGGCGGCGCCGGTGACGATCAATTGACGGCCAACCACGGCAGCGCCGGTACCGCCGGCAGCACCAGCGCGTCCGGTGCGGGCGGCAGCGGCGGCGCGGGCGGGCTCTACGGCGGCGCGGGCGGCGCGGGCGGCGACTGGGGCATTCTCGGCAGCAGCGGCGAAGCCACCAGCATCGCCGGTACCGGCAGCAGCCTGAGCCCCGGCGGCGCGGCCGGCTTCGCGGTCAATACCTCCTCCGCCGGCCTCACCTGGCTCGGCGGCAACAACGGGACACAAGTGAAGGGATTCGCCGGATGAACCGAGAAGACGAACTATTCGCGCGCGTGGTCGCGCAACAGCAGCAGATCACCGCGCTGCACACCGAGCTGGTCGCGCTGCGTGCCACCCACGCGGCCGCGCTCGATGCCGCCACCATCGCCCGCATCGATGCGGCACTGACCGCGAGCGAATCGCTCGGCCGCGTCAAGTTCGAAGATGCCGTTGCCGAGGCGATCGAGCCGCGCGTGGCGGCGCACAAGGCGGAGATTGAAGCCCGCCACGCCGACGAGCTGAAGCAGCGCGATGACCAGATCAATTTCATGTCGCGCGGCATGGGGCCGGGCGCGGAGCCGGATTCGATCATCAAGGGGGGAGGGAAATGAACGAATCTCCGCCGACCGAACGCCGCGCCCGCGATCCGTGGCGCATCGACATGGAGAAGAAAATCGACGCCAATACCGCTGCACTCAATGAAACGGTGGCGAAGCTCGACGCCATCAGCACCAAGCACGAAACGCTTGCCGCGGCGGTGCGGCTGAACAACAGCCAGACGCAGCACATGTTCGATGTGTTCAGCTCGATCGAGAACGGGCTGCGCTTCATGGGCCGCGCCTATGACGGGGCGGTGTGGCTGGCGAAGAAAGCGGCGGCGCTGCTGAAGCCGCTGGTCTGGATTGTCATGTTCTGCGGCGCGGTCTGGACGCTGATCAAGACCGGCAAGTGGGAGCTGCCGCTGTGATCACGTCGCTGTTCGAGTGGCTGGAGAAGCGCCTCGACGACGGCGGCTGGGTGCGGCGCCTGTACCTGGTGCTGGCCACGGCGATGACGTGGAAGGTGGTGTTGTGGGCGATGGAGTACGCCGACAAAAACGCCGCCCGCGGTGGTGCCGATACCGCAATGGTGATCGCCGCCGTGGCTGCCATCGTGGCGGCGGTGCAGACGTTTGCCTTCAACGCTTACCTGAAATCGCGGAGCGATAACCCATGATCACCTCTGAAGACTATTTCGGCCGCGTCTCGCACATCGCCAAGCCGGATGAAACCGTGCAGCACGAAGCGCACATCCTGCTCGCCCGAGTCAACGCGCTGCTCGCCGCCATCGGCGCCAAGCCGGGCGTGAACAGCGGCTGGCGGCCGGCTGCCTACAACGCCACCGTGCCGAACGCCGCGCCGCGTTCGAAACACATCACCGGCCAGGCAATCGATCTGGCCGATCCCGAAGGCGAAATCGACGAATTCCTGCTCGCTCACCAGGATGTGCTGGTGGCGCACGAGCTCTGGCTCGAACATCCCGCCGCGACCAAAGGCTGGTGCCATTTGCAAAGCGTGCCGCCGCGTAGCGGCAACCGTGTTTTCTTCCCCTGAAAGGAACGCCATGAACCAACCTGTATGCGCAACGAAATTTACGCCAATACCTGCTGCCGAACCGCATCCACTGAGCCTGGCAATGGCGGGCATATTGGGATCTTTGAGCGGGCGAGACGGCCGCGCCATGAGCGTGAGTTATGACACGCTTGAGCAAATCAAGCGACGCGCCGCCGCGATTTGCGCGGACAAAAACGCGGTGCGCGATCATGCGACGGCGTTCCTGGCGCACGCATGGGCGCATTGGGCGCGGGCGTTTCAGCAACTAAACCAGCAATGGAGCGCCGACGATCTTGATGAAACATTTCCGAATAGCGTGAGCTTTCGTGAATATTTGGCCGGCTGGCTAAGTGCAGTGGGCGTGCCCAAGCTGAACATCGACAACGAGCAACTCAACGCGATTTATCAGATGACGATGGTCGCGCCGATTGCGCATCCGCTGTTGCCGGTTGGGCGCAGCTCGTTCATCAATCCGGCGCAAGAAGGGATCAAGCCATGAACCCACTCGACCGCGACAAAGACGGCGACGTTGACAAAGACGACGCCAGAATCATCGGCCGCACCATCGCCGATGAAATCAAAGCCACCCGCGACAGCGTGAAAGGCATGGAGACGCGCGAAATGCGCGCCACCGCCATCGTCTGCATCGTCGCCGTGGTGCTGGCACTCGCGCTGGTGTGGTTTTTCCGCGCATGACGCCGCTCGATTTCATCCCCGGCGGCGCGATGGTGCAACGCATCGTCGCGTATCTGCTGGTCGGCGCGGCGCTGTTCGCCACCGGCTTCGTCAAAGGCTGCCAGCACGAGCAAGCCGACGCGA